GTGGATGAAGTTTATGAGGAGCTGAAGTTCAATCTTGAGGCTTGCCTTAATTGGCCGGTTAAAAGGAGATTGACTTTTGAGGAAGCGTGTCAAGGAATACCAGGAGTTTTGAAGAGTTTACAGACTAGGACGAGCCCAGGATACCCCCACGTGTACACCAGAAAGAAGATGGGGAAGCAGGATTTCATATGGTTTGATTTTGAAGGAAATTTCCATTACGAGCCTGAGTTCAAGAAGTTGGTCAATGAAAAGTTAATTGAGATGGAAAAGTATGTAGATGGACCAATTGACCACGTCTTTTTGGGTTACCTGAAGGACGAGTTAGTTTCAGAGAGTAAGATCAGCGAAGTGAGAACGAGGATGATTTACGCGAATGATGTGGTCTGTTTGGTGGCATTTAGGATGATCTATGGAGCTTTCATAATTGCGATGCAACACAGTCCTGAAGTCGTGGCGGCTATTGGTTTTAACCAGTATTCGAAGGCGATGAACGGAATGTATGAATTTTTAACAACGAGAGATGAGGATAAAGTTGAAGTTTCATTTATAGATGGCGACATCTGTGAATGGGATTATCGAATGGTTCCTTATTTCCAGGAGAAAGCTTATGAATTGATTGGAGATGTTACCAGAAAGGTCGTTTCTCTGTCTGAGAATGAACACCGGTTTATGGTGAAGCATGAGACAGAGACCCCGATGCAGGTCGGAAATTTCCGATTTTGGACGAAATGTAATCAAGCGTCCGGTTGTTTTTGGACAACTATTTTGAACTGTTTAGTTAATGAAGCTTATGTTCGTTATATCTACAAGATGGAAGGACACAAGAAGAGATTTGAACAGGTCATTAGGATGAAAGCATTGGGAGATGATCACGTAATTTCTGTCACGAAAGACTTGGATTGGACCGTGGAGAAGATGTCGAAGATGTTTGAAACATACCTGGGACAGAAGTACACAGCGAGTGTGAAAGGAGCAGAATTGGAGAAGCACCAGAAGAAGTTTGAAGAGACGACGTTCCTGGGTGCGCATCCTATGCAAATGGGAGGCATCTGGGTTGGAGCGATGAAGAAAGCAACAATCGAGCAGACTACGCAGTGGACCACGAAAGGATTGGAGTTTGACACGTCGATTGCTAGAAGC